TATCAGCCATGTTTAATCCTCTTTCTTAAAACTTTTGTTCTTTGTTTGTTCTTGGTTTGTTGCTTAGAGCTTTGCTCTTTGTTTTTAATAATTTTTACTAATTCGTTAAAATCCATTAGTTTTGGATAGGAGTATCAGTAAAGTAAGAAACACCTACACCATCTTCACGTATAATGTTATCGCCTGTTTCTAATAATAGGTATGTTAAATCTTCTAGGTTTATGGCATCATTGGGTACGTCAGTTCTACGGTTACGATACCTGTCCTGACTACGTATTGCAAAAAATGCTGGTCTCATTATTGACTAAGTTCAGTTACTCTAGATGTTCCTGTTACAGAACCTACTCGTAGTACCGCAACTTTATCTGATCCAGCAACTCTAAAATACTCTACAGTAAATGCTGGTAATATAAATGATGATGAACTGGCAGTTGGTGCAGAAGAAATTTCTACATAAGCGTCTACAGTAGCAATGACTCTTATTTCTCTAGTGTTAGCATTAACTGCACTTGAGGCAGCAGATGATGCACCTACAGCTACAGTTTGCGTTGCACCCATTTTAAATGTTGTTGGAGCTTTCATATTTTATCCTTAAATAAAAGGGGAGGCCGAAACCTCCCCTATTTGGTATTATTGGTTAATGTCTAGAATGATGCCGTGTGCAGCTTCATTACGCATTTCCAGAGTCCATTCAACTAAAAGTTGTTTTTTCTCTGAGTCACCAGTCTTAGCAAGATCTCCGATTTGGAAATCTCTTAAGTACGCAGCAGCAGCCATGTCAGACTGAAGTAAGAAACAAAGTTTCTCATCAGTTGTTGCCATAACTCTGTTTGGTACCACTTGGATGTCACCAAAGTCAGATGAATATACATCGATTGCTGCATATTCTACTCTTTTATCAGCAGGGCCAAAACGAGTTGTGTTCGCATTAAATCCTGAGATTACTTGTTTAACAGATGGTGGAACTACCAATAGATCTAAATCACCGCCAGAAGTGTAAACTTCTTGTATAACAGTTTTTAAGATTGTTTCAGTAAGATCTCTGTCTGTACCTGAGTTAGGTAAGTCAGTACCAGAACCAGTTGATAGTGAACCAGAAGTTCCAGCATCACCATTAGTTTTGATCCAAGTAGGAAGTGAACCTAAATCTCTAGCATCAGTAGCATCGCCTGCTTCTTGAACTGTACCTTTGATTAAAGCAAATTCCATATCTTTTTTTAGTTCTTTAGATTTCTTTGCAATCTGATATGCCATTTCGTCAGCTCTACCAGCAGCGTCTACACTTGACTGAGTTCCAGATAAAGCGATTACTTTGTCTTGAATCTGAGTGAAGTTAAAAGCTCTAGTTGTTGCTGCCATAGCATCAATAGTTGCATCGTCACCTTCGATAACAGAGTTAGCAGCAGGTGCAGCAAGTGCATCTAGTTGCCATTCATGTTTCGTTCCTTTAGCTGCAGTTCTAGGAATTGCAGATAGTATTGGAGTATCTTCTGGAGAAATGTTGTAAATTACATCCGTCAAATCCTCTCGAATACCAGTAGTATCAAACGTATCATATAAGTTTGTTGGTTGTGCCATAAGGCCTCCTTGTTATTAGTTAGACTAAATTACGAAAAAACTTAGCAGCGTCTCTGACCTGTCCAGTCTTACGTAATTTTGAGAGTTGTTGACGCTTCGCTTCTGCATCAGCTTGACCTTTACTTTTCGCCACTCCACCTTTGACAACTTTAGGAGCATTAGCCACTTTTTTCTTAATACCTGGCTTTGCCTTTTGTAGATTACGATAGGACATCGCATCTTTAACAAGCATCACGTATCTGTGATCGTACACGCTATTGATTTCTGTATCATTAAAACCAATGTTACCAAGATAGTCTCTCATTTGTTGTTTAAAACGAGGGCCTTTTTGTTCATCAGTAAACTCTGGTATTTTTTGAGTAAGAAGTTTTTGTTGTTCACCTAAGTATTTATTAAACTCTTGAGATTGTAACTCTTGAGTTTGCTGTTGTACTTGAGCTAATTGTGAATGTTTTTTACGCATTTTATGCTCTAGTCTTGCAGCTTCTACTGGATCTTCATCATATAGCTTCTCAAAATCAACTTCAGCGTATTCTTGTTGTAGTTGTGCTTGTGCAGCGTTATTTAGTTGGTCGAGCTTTTGTAGTTTAGCTTCAACGTCTTTTTTGGATCGTTCAACAAATTCACTTGACTGGTTTCTTTCCTGTGCAAGTTCTTGTGTTTTACGAGTGTAATCTGCATTTCGTTGATACCCTTGAATTAACTCCTCTAGGTTGACCGATAGATCTGTACCATCAACGGTTACAGAATAGTACGGTTCCTCAGAGTTCTCTTGTATATCACTCGACTCAGATGTTTCTTCTGCCTCATAAGACTCGGTCTCATCAGGGCTTTCAGTTTCTTCAGTAAGAAGTCCTTCTTCTGTTTCTACTGTCTCAATTGGTTCCTCAGATACTTCTGTAGGAACAGTTTCAATAGGTGCAGCTTCATCGCCAGTCATAAGACTTTTAATAATGTTTCCTGCTTCTATTACGTTAGTTGTTTGGTTATCAGCCATAACAACCTCCTTTCGTTAAATGTTACACTCCTGATAGGGTTGGTGTATTCGATTTAATTCGAATTCTGTTTGATCTGATTAAGTTGTGCAGACGCTAGTTTGCCTGTTTCCATTACAGTTTTAAAATGGTTCTCAACTTTATCAGTTATGTGATACGCTTGCCATAGGGCTTTTCTTACAGCGTCATCATCATGTTTAGTTTGAAACATTGCAGTTTGATATTCATCTTTTAGCAATGCAAATGCTTCTACAAATAGTGGCTCATCCAGCAATAGTTTTGCTCTAGAAGCTCGTTGTACTTCAGTATTTAATTTATTCTTGTCCATCATTAGGGTTTACCACAGTTTGTGGTCTGCGGTCAAGATTACCAAGTGCATTTTTTTGTTGCTCAATTAAGGCACGTTGTGCTTGTTCTTGTATCTTGCCTTGCTGTATTAATTCTTCTTTAGCTAACATGGCATTGTTACGTAACTCACCTTCGTTAATTTTAGTACCGTACTGTAACTCAAGTTCTTTTATTCTAGTTTCAAACTTTAGAATCATTTCTTGATAGTCTTTTTCTAACTGTTTAACTTTAAGCTCACTATCTATTTGTTTTCTATAGTTCTCACCTTGTACTTGTAACTGTGAAACTTTTTCAAACTCAGTAGGTTGCGGTGGCTGTGGTGGTGGCATGTTCTGCATACCAATGTCAGGATCAGTAAAGAACGCATTAGGGTTTTTAAGACCAGCGTTTTCTACAATCTTACTTAGCGTGTTATAAATGTTACGCAAGTTAACCATAGGCCCATCAGATGAACCTTGCAGTTCCAAACCTTTAAGTTGAGTTTGCAGTATGTTGTTTAAAATAGATAACTGTTGATCTCTTGATCCAGTACCTAGTCCAACACTAATAGAAATGTTGCAACGATTACGCCATTCCATAGGTCTAAACGGTACAAAGTTATTTCTTATTTTAATAATTCTTTCTTTGTCTTGGTGTTTAACAATTAGTTCAAACATTTTTAAGAACATGTCTTTAACACCAGTCTCTGCAAAGATACGTGCAATAAGTTCTACACGCATTTGTGCTTGAGATAGTATAGTGTTTACACCTGTAGCCGTTTTGTTTAACGAATCAGCATCCATACCTTGTGAGTATCGGGTAATACCTGTGCGTTGTTCTCTAACAGTATCTAAGTATTCAAGCATAGGAAACGCTTGACTATTAATAGTTTGGGTTTGCATTGGCATCATAACTTGACCAGGAGCTCCCTTAGTTCTAACTACACCACCAGGTCGGTTAGTCAGTAAGTCATCAAGATTTACTTGACCATCCATTACTGCAACTCGGTTGTTGTTAGTTAGATACATGTTGTCGAGTAACTGACGCATAACTGTAGACTTAATTAACTGTAAGTCCTCAGTCATTTCAGATACAGAACGACCATAAAATCTGTGTGGTACTATAATAGGGGTTACTGATACAAACGGTATGCTATCGCATAGTTCGTTATCTAATACAGTATAGCCTTCAGTACCTGCTAAAGTTATTTTTCTTAACTTAGCAATACCATCGCCTTCTTCATCTATTCTGATGTAACATTCGTAGATCGAAATTTCATCTGTACTCGCTTCACCAGCATTGCTATCATAATCATAATCAAGATTACGAAAACGAGTAATTTTTTCTTCATTATACTTATCTTGCGAGTCCGCAGGTAAGCTGTAAACTTTATCATGGTCAAAACCTGCTTCTATAAGTTGGGTTCTAGTAACGGTTGTTCTATGAGCAACAAAGTTTGCTTCTTCAATACTCTTAGCTCTACGTTCTATTAAAAATTCTTCTGGTGGTATAGCTTCTACTTTTACTTTACCAAAGGTTTCTTTGCGTTCAATAACTACGTCATGCATCATAGGTATTGGTGCATTTTCTAACTGGTCTAACATCATTGGATCAACAAGTTGACCAGATTCTGTTATTTGTTCTAATACTTTGTCTCGTTCTTTTTTAGCACTTTCATCTTCGTACTCAGTATGTTCTTTTACTTCTACGCCATCTTCATCCACCAACATAGTGTATTCATCTTCACTAAGTTTTTCGTATGACTCACGTTCACGCTTAGTTGACGTATCCCAATAGATTTTAGCTACACCATTTTTTTGTATTAGTGCATCTTTAAATAGAGTGTATAGGGTTATAAAACCATTGTTGTCTTTGTTAAAGACGTAGTTTAAATAATCACTAGCTTGTTTAGCAACTTCTTCATCTTCAGCAGTAACAGGCTCACACTTAACAATCTCATCACTAGCAGCAAAGGTTCTTAGTAGTGTCGGTAGGATAGACTCAATAACATCAGATACATCAGTCGATACAACTTGTGATCTACCTTCTTGTTCATTACCAAACGGTTCACCAAAGTAATACTCTAATGATTTTTGTCTTTGTTCTGTAATGTCAGAACCGATATAACCTAAAGATGCTTTGATCTCTGAGCTTACTATTGAGCCAACTTCTAATTCTGTAAGTGGTTTATCTTTTGCCATATTAAACTATATACCTTGTATCTACGTTAATTTCTGTTTGCCATTGACTTGTTGTGTCAGGGTCTATTGCACATCCATATCTAAAAGCATCACTACCATGTGACGCCCAGTTATGCAACGGCTTGTTTTTAAATGTCTGCATCTTATCGTCAAACTCTTTGCGGTATTGTCGCAAACAATCAATACCATATTTACATCGGTTTTTATCAAACCAACATCTATCTAATGTATTTCTAACCGCCTCAATACCATGTTGTATTTCTAGCTTTGGACATACATCAAAATTAATACCTAATTCATACGCTACTTCTAGTCGTGATTTACCTGTACCTAATTCTCTAGCCACAATATCGTGTGGTGCTACATGACGACTATAGTTGTAACCTTTTTCTTCTAATATATTCGCATAATGTGCTAGTGATTCACCTGACGTTTCATAGTAGTCTATTAGATGTATCTCATTGCCAATGCGTTGTGCAAACCAGATACTAGTTGAATCACCAATACCTAAATCCCACCACGTTTCTACACCGACACTTTTGTCGTAATCTACAATTTCGATGCGATTTTCTTTTTCAGCTTTTTGTATTTGTTTGCCATAATAGGCCCCACTGACTGCAGCTTGGAAACTACATTCATACTCTTGCTCATATTGATCTTCTGGCATAGTAGCTCTAGCAGATTCAAGTTCTTCAGCAGCGATAATTTCCGTTTCACTAGCTCGATATAATTGTGCATACCAATCCTTTCCTGTTCGTTTTGCAAAGTCGTAAACATCCCAGAACTGATTATGGCCCATAGGAGTTCCAATAAATATAACGTAACCTAACTTGTCACTAACAGCAGGTCTAACTACTTCAGTCCAAGTACGAGGTGACATAAGTGCAAACTCATCCATGCATACACCGTCAAAGCCTAAACCTCTAAGTGCATCTGGGTTGTCCGAACCGAAGATTTGAATTCGTGATCCATTCCATAGATCAACCTTCAGCTCAGTTTCATGTCGTTTACCACCGAGTTTCATTAAGGGTTCTGTATATTCTTTTAAATAGTCGTAAGCGACTGCTTTACCCTGGCGATAGGTCGGTGCTATATACGCCAATCTTGCATTTGGTATCTCACAAGCCGTCATAATTAAATGATTGATTGCGAATACCGTCTTGCCAAACCGCCTATGACAGCAGATGACATTAAATCTTTTTAGATCGTTGTGGATCTTTTCCTGTAGTGGTCTTGGTTCGTAAGGTATTTCTAATTCCATTACTTACGTTTATTCCAACGTCTTTTCCAAATCCAACTTTGTAGTTTAGCTAATAAGCGTTCAAACATATTGAGTAATTTATTCACTAAAAATATCCATAATACTTTTAGCTTTTTTAATTCTTTTATTTATTTGTTTAGAGCTTTGATCTTTTGGTCTTTCAAATTTTGTCATAAATATTTCTGTTGCCAAATTTACATCACCAGCATCAAACGCTTCTCGTATTTTTTTAGCATTACCTTGACCAACTATGTTTTGTTTATTACCAAATACATTTTCCATTACATAATTAATTTGTGAATTAGCTGAATCATCTAGTTTGTTCTCATTTAAAAACTTATCGTATTCTTTTCTTTGTACACCTTCTAACTGAAAAAGTCCATAGCCAGGCCCACCATTATATTGTTGTTGCATAAAGTCAAAACTACCATCTGTTTCTACGTCTATGTTACCCATAATTGCAGCTACAGCATCTTTATTTAAACGTTCATCTGCACTTAAAATATTATATACTTGCTCCATGTTAGTAGGACTAGCATCATCTGCTAATAATCCTACATTAGCCATTATTGGCATTATCTTACCAAGCAAACCCTC